GAAGTCGATGCCGGCGGCCAGGTAGGAAATGGCCGGGATGCCGGCAGCGTTGAGCAGGCCTAGCGGCATGTTTTCGGCGCCGGTGCCGGTCAGCATGGCCAGGTCGATCGCCACGCCCAGGCCGTCGATCAGGTCGCTGATGATCAGCGCCTCGATGGACTTCGAGGCCTGCTTGCGCAGACGGCGGGTCACCGGGATCGCGCCGCCGATGGTTTTCGGCGACAGCGGCACGGTGCTCAGGTCGAACGAGCTGTCGGGCACGTTCTGGCCTTCGCCGAGCCAGTAGAAGTTCGACCCGCTGACCTTTTTCGGCAGATCCAGGTCGCCGACCAGGCCGCCGAGGAGGCGCATGCCGAGGCGGGCCATGACCGTCTTGTTTCGCAGGATGTCGACGAACTCGCTGATGCGCAGCTCGGTCGCGACCAGCTCGCCGCCCTTGCCGACTTCACCTTTCGACATACCGGCGCGATAGCCGGCCATCAGCAGGTCGTGCGGCACGTAGAAGCCGCGCGCCTCTTTCTTGAGGGTATCGCCGAGGGCAATGTTTACCTCGCGCTCGAGGCCGGCTTTCGACCAATCCTTTTCGGCGTAGGCGTTCATGGCGCGCATCAGCGAGTATTCGCCGATTTCCTTGTCGGTCAGGCCGAGGGAACGCGCGGAGACGTCTTTCGCGAAGCCCGGCAGGTCGCGCTCGCCATCCTTCGGCGCAGAGATCGCGACCGGCTTCGGCGCGGCCGGGGCCTGGCGCTCGAGCAGCAGCGCGCGGAACTGGTCGACGCTGTGACCCTTGCCAACGGCCTCGGTCGCGAGCTCGCGCTGCCCGAAACGATCGCCCAGGGCGATGATGTCGGCGACGCGAGAGCGTTCCGCGACGAGCGGATCGGCGGTGACGGTGGTCGGTTCCGCCGGGGTGTTTTCTTGGGGCATGGTGCTACCTCTAACAATTACGGTGTGCGTGGTTTCAGCTTGGGAACGCCCTACCCCGACGGACGGGTCAGCGGGCACGGAAACGACGGAAACCTCGAACGGTTGCCATCGGGTGACGCGGTAGTGATCGAGGCCGTTTTCGCTACGCTCCAGGACCATTTCGAGCGGGATGTAACCGACCGAGACGTTCTGGCGGATGCCGTCGGCGATGTCGTTGAAGATCCGCGAGCCTTCGTCGCCCTTCGAGAAGCGGATCCGCGCGCGCAACTTGCGATCGGCGGCGAGCCATACCTCCTCGACGACGCCGACCTGCGACCAAGCCGAATGCCGCTCGTGCTGGATCAGCACCGGCGCGCCGGAGCGCATGCGCTCGAGGTCGATCGCCGCGTCGGTGTGGTCGAGCACTTCCATGCCGAACCACTGGCGGACGGGGTACTCACTCGAGACGGCGATCTCGACCGTGCGCTTTTCCTGGTCGAGGGTTGAAAGGTCGACGCCGAGCGCGCGCATGACTGGCGCGGACTGGAGCGTCCGCAGGACCGGCAGCGGGGCGCTAGTCGTCGTCGGGGGCGTCGTCGGCTTTGTCATCCGGCGGATCCTCGTTCGATGGTTTGTGGATAGGCGCCAGGCCGAGCTTTCGGAGTTGCTCCTCCTCGGCTGCGATTTCCGCGAACACTTCGTCGGGGTCGTCGCCGTTGGCGCGGATGTACTCGGAGCGGGATTTCGTGCGGTTGCCGATGCTTTCCGAGGCGGCTTTCGAGTCCTTGAGCGGATCCACCCAATCCCAGCCACGTGCCTGCCAGACCAGCTCGGTCGAGCGCTCCAGGTCGCGCGGGGCGATCTTGATCACGTTGCGGAGGATCGAGGAGTTGAGCCACTCCTCGCCGATGCGCTCGAGCAGCTCGGAGATCGCGAACTCCTGGACGCACTTGTAAAAGTCGCGCTCGTCCAGCTCACCGGAGCGCAGGCTCGAGAAGCTGACGCCCTCGAGGTCATGCGCGAGGCGGTGATAACTCGGCCCCAGGCCGGCCGCCGCGTTGCGGTTGCCGTCCTTCACGAAGGCCGCGTAATCGCTGCCAGGCCCTTGCGTGTTCAGTTGCTTGAAGTCCACGCCGTAGGGCAGCAGCTTGCCCTCGCCCGGGGTGATCTCCTCCTCGATCGGCGGGTCATCGTCGTCGCTGTCGGGCGGATCCAGCCACTCGGCGTCCTGGACGTAGTGCCCGGTCAGCGACGCGGAGATCCGCGCCTTCACGAGGGCGGCCTGCCGGAACTCGTCCAGGTGATGCACGTCCAGGGCCGAGGCGTGCGTCCAGGTGAAGCCGCGCGACTGATGCGGGCGCCACGGGTCGAACGTGTGGATCATTTCGCTCGCCGGCACGCGGTCATACCGCTCCTCGGCGCGCCGGATGACGTCGCCGGGGTGATCGCGCAGCAGCCAATAGGCGACCGGGCGTTCCCAATCGTCGAGCTCGACGCCCATGCGGATGCGGTTGCCGTTGTCGAGCAGGGTGTTCAGCGTCAGGTCAAGGCGATCGGCCTCGATGATCTGCAGGGCGAAGCCCCAACGGTTCGACCAGTTGCGAACGATGCGGACCAGCACCTCGCCGTCGCGGGCGAGCGTCTCGATCCACAGCCACATGAACGTCACGAACGAGTAACGCGTCGTGACGTCGAACTGCCCCTTTTTGCAGAACTTTTGCCATTCCTTCTCGATCAGGCGCCGGGTGACGCGATCGGGAAGCCCGTCTGGCAGCACCGCCTTCGACTGCAGGCGGATGCCGTAGGGGCCGACGACGTTCTGCCTCAAGAGGCGATAGAAGCGCTTGAGCGTGGCCGTGTTGACCGACTGCTCGCGGGCGCGCTGCCTTAGCGTCTCGTGGTCGCCGAATATCGCCTGATTCGCGTCGGCATTGGTTGAGCGGCGCGTCCAGGCGGCAGAGAGCCCGCCACCGCCCGCCATCTTGAACGACCGACTGCGAACCGTAGGCTCGCGCCGTTCGCTCGGAGGCGGCGAGGAGCGCTTGCCCCCGAAGCCGAACCATTTCAGCGGATTCATTGGGTTACCTCAGAATGCGCCGGATCGGACGACCCAGCGGCCAGCGGTTGCTTCGGGCTCGCTGGATCTCGCGCCGGTACTGCAGGCGCAAGGCGTTGAGCCGCTCGATCGGGATCCGGTCGAGCCGCTGGCCGTCGATCTCGTAGCTTTGTTGGTCCTTCGGGATGCGTTTCTCGAGCGCGGCCTCGACCAGGTCGAGCATTCGCTCGGCGTGCGTCCTGGCGTCGAGCGGGTCGGCCGTTTCCAGGTTCGGGGAAACCTCGAGCCGCCCCTGCCCAAGCGTCACGCGCTCGGCGCCGTTGACCGCCAGGGCGACCCAGCGGTAAAGCCCGGGCGCCCATGTGGCCGTGGCTCCGGCCGACAGCTCGACGCGGTACGGCGCGCCGCCGATGGCGACGACCTGGTGACGCTCGGGGCCGGTGAAGACGTAGCGCAGGGACCAGCCCGCACTAGCCGGATAACCGGGCTCGAGGCGTTCCCAGGACACGGAGTCGCCGGCGTGTAGGGTTGTCGGTTCCATTGGGGGCCTATCGTGATTTGCGAATCACCTTGAAGCGGCCCGCGCGCGCCTTGGCCTTGGGCGCGTCTTCACGACGCGCGCGCGGCGCAGGCTTCGGCGGGGGCGCCTCGTCGGGCGTCTCGGATGGTTCGAGGGCTGGCTCAGTATCCGCAGCAGCGGGGGCCGGCAGGGAAGCGGGGGCCGCTTCGGGGCGCACTTGCTGCAGCAGCTCGGCGCGCGTCAGCGCCCCGGTGTTGCGTTTGTGCAGCTTGTCCCGTAGCGCGAGGATGTACTGCATCGCCTCGCAGTCGAGGTAATGGTTTTCGCCGACCTGGTGGAACGTGCCGTCGGACTCGTGCCACTCCTCGCCGACCAGTTGTTTGCAATAGTCGTCGGTGACCTGCTGATGCAGCAGCCACCAGCCCGGGCGGTTGTCAGGCCGCCCGAAACGGCTATGCACCCAGCGTTTCGCGAGGGGCGAATCGAAGGCCCACCGGGCGTCGCCGCGCTTGCGCGTCTTGCCCTGTTTGTTGACCTCGACCACTTCCTTTCGGAACGGCTTGTCGAGCTTCTCCCGGCCGCGCAGTGCGATCGCTCGCCCTTTGTGCAGGTTGATGAACGTGTAAACCTTGTCGTCGCGGTAGCCGATGTCGATGCCGGTCAGGCTGATGCCGTGCTCGCCGTATTCGGTGTCGATCAGCTCCGAGAGCTGATCCCATACGGCGTCCTGATCCGTCTCGCCCCACAGCTCGCCATGCTCCAGGAGCATCGAACCGAGGCCGGGGAACCAGGCGCGCACCACGTAGACGAGCCGGTTTTTCTGGACGTCAATCGTGCAGTAGATCCGCAGCGGCTCGAGCAGCAGCTCGCCCGCCTTGTAACCCCAGCACAGCGCGCGCAGTTCTTCCCAGCTCGGCACGTCGCCAGCCTCGGCGTATACCTCGCC